CTTCGACTGGCCGGGCTACCTCGACTTCCTCACCGAGCGCCACCACAACTTCATCCGGCTGTGGAGCTGGGATCTCGCGCGCCACCTGGATGAGAGCGGTGAGGTGATCTACAGCTCGCCATTCCCGTGGCCGCGCAGCGGACCGGGCGAGGCGCTCGACGGGAAGCCTCGTTTAGACCTAACACGGTTCGAGCAGAGCTACTTCGACCGTCTCCGCCAGCGCGTGCAGAGCGCAGGCAGGCGGGGCATATACGTCTCCATCATGTTGTTCGAGGGCTGGGGCGTCCAGTTCGCTGGTGAAGCCTGGGCGGGACATCCCTTCAATGCCGCCAACAACACCAACGGCCTGGACGGCGATCCCGACGGCACTGGCAAGGGGCTGGCGGTCTGCACGCTAGAGGTACCCGCGGTCACGCGGGTGCAAGAGGCGTACGTCCGCAAGGTGATCGACAGCGCTGGCGACCTGGACAACGTGCTCTACGAGATCTCCAATGAAGCCGGACCTCGCTCGACTGAGTGGCAGTACCATATGATCCGGTTCATCAAGGAATACGAAGCGACCAAGGCCAAGCAGCATCCGGTCGGGATGACCTTCCAGTATCAGGGCGGCAGCAACCAGGCGCTGTTCGACAGCCCCGCGGACTGGATCTCGCCAAACCCGGATGCCGCTGACGGCTACAACTACCAGGAGAACCCGCCGCCGGCCGATGGCCGCAAGGTCATCCTCTGCGACACTGACCATCTCTGGGGGATCGGGGGCAACCAGGCGTGGGTGTGGAAGACCTTCTGCCGGGGGATGAACCCGCTCTTCATGGACCCGTATCTGCACGACACCTTCTACACGCGGCCAGCGACCGGGCTGGACCCCAAGTGGGACCCCGTTCGGAACGGCCTGGGATACACCCGCAGGTTCGCCGAGCGGATGGACCTGGCGAAGGCGAGGCCATCAGAGCAGATCGCCTCCAGTGGATACTGCCTTGCGGCGCCGGGCGTGGAGTACCTGGTCTACCAGCCTGAGGGTGGGTCCGTGACCGTCGACCTGTCGGCCGTCTCTGGGCAGATGGCAGTGGAGTGGTTCGACCCGTCGCGGGCGCAGGCCCATACGGCGGGACCTGTTGCAGGAGGCGGGACAACCAGTTTCCAATCACCCTTCGTTGGGGATGCGGTCCTCTACCTCAAGCGGCGTTAGCCAGAGCCAGATGGGTTAGCGCGGCAGCTGCTCCAGCTCTTTGGCCCCCGTCCTGGAGTCAGTGTCCGAAGATGTCGCGACCCGGCGAGAAACCGCGGCCCCACCAGCCGCACGCCAGCAAGCCTCCACCTCAGCCCCGAACGCGGCCAACCTGACGCGCTGTTCGCCGCCCTTTGCGGCACCGCGCTGAGTTCACCCTCAGGATGATCGGCCCTCACTCCCGCGATCACTGCCGATCCGGACGGTCCGGCCAACACAGCATCTCGCTTTCCCCCTAGGCCTTGAAGATATAGGTCGTGTTGCCCGCCGTGAGCCTGCCGCGCTCACGCGCCGGCCTCTGGCGACGCAGGCCGGACCTGCTGATGCGGGCGATGCGAAACGGAGGGTATGTCGGGGCCGGCTCCACCCAGAACGCTTGCACGACGGCATCGCCGCTGTCCGTCGAACGGCCGAGTCGCCTGCGGATGTCCTCCTTGCTTTCGACCGCGATCTTGCCCGCGGACATGTCCCGCCAGTGCGGCGCCGTCAGGTCCCCGGTGAGCAGGTCGTCCGGCGGAAGGGCGATCTGCCTGTCGGAGGCCGGGTCAAGCAGCTCCCGCAGTTTCCACCAAGCCGCGCTCCGCTTGTTCACGAAGCCAAGCTCGCCCGATCGGTCTTTCGCATCGGTGTGCTCGGAGGCGTTGAAGGCCTTGACCGCCTTGCCCTGCTCCTTCAGCCGGTCCACCACCCCGGCACCGATGCCGATCACATCGACCACTGCCTCGCCGCCATGGGCCTGCAGGATCCCCGCCACCGCCCCCGTCGTCTCCATCGTGTCGCGCTTCGAGGACCGTCTCAGCTCCCGGATGGCGTCGCCGTACCGCATGGCGATGACGTTGACGTCGGCTCCCGATCTTGCCACATCCACCCCGCAGCAGGTGAACTCACCCCAGTCTCCGGACTCATCCAGTTCGCGCCACCTCTCGTTTGCCGCCTCCACCCAGGAGAGTGGGATCACGCCATCCTCATCGGAGGAGGCGAACTCCCCCAGCACGCGGTTCTGGTAGACCGCCGATGATTCGCCCCACTGCCTGGCCCGCTGCTCGGCCCACTCGGGCGAGACCCGCCCGGCCGAGACGCATTCTGCGAGGGTGACGTGGCGCGTCCACCAGTCCTCGTATCCGGGCTTGCGCTGGTGGATCTCGTAGAAGCGCCCTTGCGGTTCGCCGGGCGTAGAGATGGCGAGCGCGTAGCATTGTCCGGACGCCAGCGCGCCCTCCGCCGCGTCCCAGGTCGCCGGCGGGATCGCCTTCGCCTCGTCAAACACGTAGAGCAAATGCTCGGCATGCGCGCCCTCGATGGACTCCGCCCTATCGCTCGCCACTGCGAATGCCTGCCCGTGCCGCAACTTCAGTATCAGGTCCAGCAGTTCGGTCCGCGAGTCGAAGGCCTTGCGGCCCACCGCCTCCCAGTTCAGCCTTCCCGCCCAGATGTGAATCTCGGGCCACAGGTAGAGGCTGAGTTGACGCCACACGCTCGCAGTAGTGACCGCTTTCCAGTCGGCCTGCATGGCCTCGCGGGTCAGCGCGAACCACACCACGATCCAAGCTGCGAGTGCGGTCTTGCCGAGTGAGTGAGGGCCTCTCAGCGCGAGTCTTCGCTCTCTCGGCAGCTGCCGCAGCACTTCGAGCTGATAGGGCGTCGGCCCCTCGCCTTCTTCCCACTCGAAGCACTCCAGCACGAAGCGGGCCGGATCGTGCCGATAGTCAGCGAAGAAGACCTCCGCCGCCTGGGCCATGAACTCGCGGGCGATCAGGCCCAGCAGGCTATTCGGTGGTGGCTCTGTCGAGCTCCTGGAGACGCGCGTCAAGCTCATGCCATCGCTCCCGTGGAACGAAGTCCCGCATCAGTTCCGCCACCCTGCGGACGGTTTCGCGCAACTCGCCCCCCTCGTAAACGAACTCGGTCAACTCGTGTTTCTGGGGTGGCGGCCCATCGTGGTAATCGAAGATCAGCTTCACCAGCGCGGCGTTGCCCTTGGCGGCGTTCACCACGATGGACTCGACGAGCAGCTCGTAGAACTCCTTCTCACCGCCCTTGCCGTCCTTGGCCTTCTTGCGAAGGGCCTGGATGAGCAGGTTCCGCAGGCTCTTGCTGCCCTTGGGCCGGCCTCCGGGATTGCCTGACTGGCCGGGCTGGAAGGGCCGGCCGCGCACACGCGGTGCCGGCTCGGGCAGTATGCTGTTTTCGTGCTGTTGCTGTGGGCTTTCCATCTCACACTGCTCCAGCCTCGAGGTCGACCTCTCCGGGCAGGCTGCCGCCTGCATTGCGATCCGCCGCCACCTCGCCGAAGGCGCGGCCATCGCCTGCCAGGACCGCCTCCTTGCCGGTCAGCGTCTGCCAGCGGAGCACGCATACGTCCACGTAGGCCGGACTCAGTTCCACCCCGAAGGCGCGGCAGCCCAGTTGCTCGGCGGCGATGATGGCAGGGCCGCTGCCCAGGAACAGGTCCAGCACGATCCCGCCGGGGGCGAGGTGGTTGCGGATCGGGATGCGCCAGAGCTCCGTCGGCTTGGTGGTCGGGTGCTGGTGCTCGCTCTGCCGGGCGATCTGCCAGACCGTTGATTGATTGCGCTCACCCAGAAAGGTGTGGCGCTCCCGCCAGCCGTATAGGCAGGGCTCGTGCTGCCAGTGATAGTCGGAACGGCTGAACTGGAAGCTCTCCTTCGCCCACACGATCTCCTGGTGCACTTGCACGCCCACAGAGGCCAGGGCGGCCAGGAACGCCGGCCGCGTGATCGAGGCATGCCAGATGTACCAGGCGGCATCCTCGGCGGTGTGAACGGCAGCGGCGCGGAAGGCGGCCGTCAGGAAGGCCTCCAGCGCGGGTCCCTCCAGATCGTCGTTGGCGATGGGATTGTAGATTCGCCCCCCGCCGTGCTCCCGGCGGTGCGCGTTGCCATCGTAGGCCACGCCATAGGGAGGGTCAGTGGCAAGCAGCCCCGCCTTCTCTCCCGCCATCAACGTATCGACGGCGGCCGGATCGGTGGAGTCTGCGCACATGATGCGATGATGTGGCATCGGCGTCGCGCTGAAGCGCTTCCCGCAGTGCCCGCAGGTGCATTCAACGGTCTCGCTCATTGCGCACCTCCTCGAAGGTCTGCCCGGTCGCGGCGAGGGTCGGCTGCTGGCCGGTGAGCTTGGTCCAACGCAGGAGTGCGACATCCACATAGGCAGGCGAGATGTCCAGGCCCAGACACCTCCGGCCCACCTGCTCGGCCGCGACCAAGGTGGTGCCGCTGCCAAGGAACGGTTCGAGGATTGCGGTGCCGTCGCCGGCATAGGTCCTCAGAAGGTCTGCCCACATCCGCACGGGCTTGGGACAGGGATGGCCGCCCGTGTCTTTGTGCATGCCAGCCGGGAAGTCGAAGACGTCGTTGGGCCGGGTGCGAGGCCAGTGCTCGCCGAAGAAGAGGATCGGTTCCCAGCACCAGAAGCGGGAGACCTTGCCGTTCGTCATGCTATTGGTCTTCGTCCACGGCGCGACGTGGTAGGGATCGAAGAGCCGCAGCCAGAGGGAGAGGTTGTTGCAGCCGGGGGTGACGATCTGGCGTTGGCTGAGAGACCGCGTCACGTCGAACCACTGCCGGGTGAACTCTCGATAGGTTTCGGCGCTCTTGCTGTCGTCGGTTTGCTCGTCATATCCGAGGCCGACGTTGTAGGGCGGGTCGGTTGCCAGCAGCTCAGGGGCTTCGCCGGAACTCAGCGTCGCAAGATCCGCCTCACTGGTGGCATCGCCGCACATGACGCGATGCTTCACCTGCGGCTCCGCTTCGAACCGATGCCCGCAGTGCTGACAGACGCATTCAGACATCAGTCAGCCTCCCACAGCGAGGACAGCGTGCGACCCGACCCAGCTGCCAGAGATCCCCCG